GCCTTGGGTTCGGCCTTAGGTTCACGCGCTTTAAGTAGGCGGGCGATATCACCCATTCGAGAGCCGATCTTTTGTTGGGTCTTTTTCTTGAGCGCCTTGGTCGCATCGTCCATCGACTTGGTATCGGCGACTAAAAGCTTGCGTTCGGCGGCCGTGAATCCGTCAACTACCGCCTTCTTAAGGTTAACAAAGTCGGTGCGATCTAATCCCTTAGCCGGTGCGTAGAAGTCCGCCGAACGCATGCCATCGGCGTAGAGTTCATCGAGAGGTTTAACAAGCGCCTTCTCTTTTGACTCGATAGTCTTAGTAGCGGCAGTTACGTTCGCGAGAATTGTAGTAGTAGTTTTTTGCATGGTATTACTCCAGCCGGTTTATTTGGCGATATTGTCCCGACTTGGTAACCATTAGAACATCTTTCCGTATCGTTTGCAAGCGTTTTATGGTGTTTAGTTATAGAATCTATAACTTTTTGGCGGGGCCTTTTTTGTAGGACTTGGTGGCCTGCCGACCCACCCCTAGGGGCACCCCCACTTGCAGCACGCTGGTACCATGTACGCGTAGTAATACTATTTCACATGAATGATTGCGTTTAAAAACATGTTTTGGTAACTAACACTCGCCCGGGAACCCTTAAGTATACTTTTTTGACCCCCACCCCCTTCTTTCTACCATGCGGCTACTTCGCACCCCACCCCCCTCTATATAGGAAAGGCCCCCCATAGGAGTCCCAAGCCCTTGTTGCAAATAAATTTTTTGTATCCTATACTCCGCTCATCAGCTTAACCGCTTGCGAGACATCCCGATGACGACAGCTATCATTCCCGACTTTGGGGTTGATATACCGCCCGGCATTTCCTACTTAGACCTACGAGAGAGGGCTGAGGCGGCCTGCAATACCGTAAAATTACTCGAAGAACAAGGTCTGGACGTTACCCCCGACGAGGCAGACAACACCGTGGCTAGCATACTGGCGACGACTTACGCAGAGGACCCCGATAAAACCTCTAAGAAAGTAAGTAACACTAAGCTAACTACTCTTACTCCTGCCTCCATAGTACAGACACAGCTAATACTCAAAGAATTTAGCCACTTGGTAGCCACAAACGCTGCCGAGATACGTAACCTCGTAACAAATAAGCTGGTACTGGAAACAGAAAACGCTGATCCTCGTATACGAATGCGGGCTTTGGAGCTACTGGGCAAGATTTCAGACGTTGGTCTCTTTGCAGAACGTAAAGAAGTTACTATTACCCACCAAAACACCACAGAACTCCAAGAAAAATTGCGAACTAAGCTTGAGAAGCTCAAAAATCTTAAGAAGAACGTAGAGGGTGTCTATGAGGTTGTCGAGACTGAAGACATTGAAGATGCTGAGATTGTAGAGGCTGACGAGTAAATGGTGGGCAACGTCGGCGCAGCCGAAGACTTTGAAGGGTTTAGCCCAGAAGAAGTCCAGACCATGATCGACAACCTAGACGACTACACGCTAGAAGAACAGGTTGAGATAAACAGCTTACTGGAAGCGTTGGAAGAGCGGCAGGCCATAGAGAATGCGCACGCAGACTTGATAGAGTTTTGTTGCTTAATGCAGGAAGACTATAAAGTAGGTAAACACCACAGAATACTAGCCAGCCTCCTTATGGAGATTGAAAAAGGTAAAACCGCAGACGGAGAGAACGGGCGAGCAGTGGCCGTAGATGGAAAGGACCGGGTTTGTGTAAACATCCCCCCACGTCACGGCAAATCACAACTCGTCTCTATATACTTTCCGGCTTGGTACTTAGGGCGTAACCCAGATAAGAAGGTCATGATGGTGTCGCATACCACGGACCTCGCGGTGGACTTTGGTAGAAAGGTGCGTAACTTAATATCAACGCCTGAGTACCAGAAGATATTCCCGAATGTACAGCTTGCTAGCGACTCTAAGTCGGCGGGTCGTTGGAATACAAACAGAGGTGGGGAGTATTACGCGTGTGGTATTGGTTCAGCGCTTGCTGGTCGCGGCGCTCACTTACTCCTTATTGACGATCCACATTCAGAGCAAGACGTGATTAACGGCAACTTCGATGTCTTTGATAAAGCGTACGAATGGTTTACCTACGGTGCACGAACACGTCTTATGCCTCATGGACGAGTAGCTATTATTCAGACTAGGTGGCACTTGGACGATCTGACTGGGCGTGTGACTAGGGATATGGCTCAGAACGAGCTGGCCGATAAGTATGAGGTAGTAGAGTTTCCGGCGATACTGGAGTTTGAGCAACCCGACGGGGGTATAAAAGAAAAGCCGCTGTGGCCTGAGTTCTTTGACCTTGAAGCCCTACACCGTACGAAAGCGTCAATGCCGTTGTTCCAGTGGAACTCGCAGTATCAGCAGAAGCCGACTGCGGAAGAGGCAGCCCTTGTTAAGAGGGAGTGGTGGAAGGAATGGCCGCACGAAGACCCGCCTAGCTGTGAGTATATAATTATGGCGCTTGACGCCGCAGCAGAAAAGCACAACCGAGCTGACTTTACGGCGCTAACCACGTGGGGCGTTTTCTTTCACGAAGAAGAGAATTGTTACTGCATCATCCTGCTCAATGCTATTAAGGAACGGTTAGAGTTCCACGAGCTTAAAGAGATGGCAACCCGCGAGTACTTAGAATGGGAGCCAGATGCGTTTATTGTGGAGAAGAAGAGTAGCGGTACGCCGTTGTATCAGGAAATGCGTAGGTCAGGACTAATAGTGCAAGAGTACACCCCGCATAGAGGTACAGGCGATAAAACTGCTAGACTTAACTCTGTTTCTGATATAGTACGTTCAGGACTTGTGTGGGTTCCACAAACACGTTGGGCAGAGGAAGTGGTCGAGGAAGTTGCAGGCTTTCCGTTCATGTCTAATGATGACTTGGTGGATACTACTATAATGGCGTTAATGCGGTTTAGGCAAGGTGGATTTATATCCCTACCAACTGACGAAGCTGAGGGCGAGCCTATGTACAGGCATCGCGGCGGGTACTACTAATGAACAAGATAGATTCTAAGTCTGAAAGCTGGATACGGAAAAACTTTAGGTTGTTTTCCCCCGAAGTAAAGCAAATGGCAGGGAAGAGGCTTAATATATGTCAAGAGTGCCCAGAGTTTAGGCAAACAATAAATCAGTGTAAGCAGTGCGGGTGCATAATGCCCATTAAAGTGTTTTTTACCGGCGCTGAATGTCCCATAAATAAATGGGGAAAAGAGGAATTATAAGATGGCTATTGAGAAAGGTTTGTACGGGATGCCCGAAGGCATTGACGAAGAATTAGCGATGGGCGAACCAGATGCCGTAATCGAGATGGCTATTGCTACTGACGAGGATATGCCCGTCATGGTAGAGCTTGAAGACGGCAGCGTTGAGATTAGCTTCGGAGAAGAAAACGAAGATGCCGACATGGCCCCGTTTGATGCAAACCTCGCTGAATACCTAGACGACGGGCAGCTAACCGAAATAGCTGGGGACTTAGAAGAAGCCATTGACGCGGATACTTCAGCTCGTCGTGACTGGGCAGACAGCTACGTTGCCGGTCTTGATGTTTTGGGTATGAAGTACGAAGCGCGTACCGAGCCTTGGGAAAATGCTTGTGGTGTATACAGCAACATTTTGGCGGAAGCGGCTATTCGATTCCAAGCTGAGGCCATGAGTGAGACTTTCCCTGCTGCCGGTCCTGTTAAGACAAAGATTCTTGGTGAACCCACCCAAGACAAAGAAGACGCAGCCCTCCGTGTAAAAACGGATATGAATTACGAACTTACAGAAGTTATGGTAGAATACCGCCCCGAGCATGAGAGGCTGCTGTATAGCCTTGGTTTGGCCGGTTCCGCCTTTAAGAAGGTGTACTATGATCCCAACATGGGACGCCAAACTGCTTTGTATATCCCTGCCGAAGATGTAATCGTGCCTTACGGTGCCTCTAATATTGAGTCAGCGGAGCGTGTTACGCACGTCATGCGCAAGACAAAGAACGAAGTTGTTAAACTTCAGGCTGCT